ATCGTGCGGCCTGCCTTGTCTACATCAACAATGTCTAGCACCTCTGGGTTAACTTGAGCCAGTTGCATGATCCCGTCTATTGCGCGTTGGATAGAGGTCACCTCATCCATCTTCTGAGATCGTGCTAATGGGCCTACATACTCAATGTCCAGATCACCTCCTATCGACTGCAATATTTCGGGCATTGGTGGCAGCGCATTACCACGCAACATGGAATAAAAAGCACGTTCAACAATTGGGTTTAAGAACTCAGACTGCAAGCGACCAAGGGTTGGCCCTAACAGCCGTTGCATCAATTCATAGCGAACTTGAACCTCAGTCGCTGTCATCTGCGGCCCTTCATTCAACTCAAGCTGGTCACTAAAGAAGATACGCCTTACTGAGCCACGCACATCACCAAGCATAAGTTGGTCAGCATTCCAGTTGGTCTGGTTAACAATCGGCTCTAGGTTGTTCATGTCGCGTACATAGGTCACTGTCGATGGACGCAAATCAATCTTGCCAAGGATGCCGTTCTGCATGGCCTTTAGTGGGGGATCAATCGACTTCTCCCACGCCCTCATAGCGAGCTTTCTTGCAGCGTTTAGGGTCTTGATGTCAGCCCTAGCAATACAGCCTGGCCCGAATCCATACATATCACCAGTGGTCTTAGCCCAGCGTGGAACCATGAACGGAAGCTCATAATAGCCAGACTCTTTGCATATCTTTTTATCAGCCACACTAATGAAATAGCAGGCAAAAGGACGCATATTAGGTGGTGCAACCATTGCTGGCTCGCCCTTTAGCTCACGGGGAAACACAGCTTGCACATACTCAAACACCTGGTCAGGGTCTTTCTCCAAAGCTTTCATGGCCTTGTCGCCACAGTCTTTACCAAACTTCTGATACGCTTGCCTAGCCGTTAGCTTTAGCTTGCGGAACACTGTATCGACCTTGCCCTCTTCGCTCTCAGAAATAACCACTTCTGCTAGGTGACACGCTTTAAAGTTGAACCCATCAAAGACAGAGTCTTTAGTCTTAACGTCAAACTGTAACGCTGATGTACCAAAGCCAACGAGGTCTTGGTAACACTCGGCTACCTCAGTAGAGAAGTTACACTTTCCGAACTCTTGAAAGATGCCTTTACTGCACTTTTCTAGCCAATCTTTGGCCTCTTTGTTCTCATTAAGCTCGTCCTCACGGAAGCGTAAGCCAAACCACTTCGTAGAAGGGCTTGTAAGCGACCCGTGAAGCGATGCCGACAATATCTGTAGTGCGTGTATACCAGTAGAGTCATAGACTTCAGCAGCGCGTTTAGTGCCTCTGGTGGACGTTGTTATAAAGTCAATCTTGCCAGGCATTAGGAATGTGGCTAACTCTTCCCACATGGTGTCCCAGTTAGTGCGATCTGATTTGAGTCGGTCATAGCGTTTAAGCAAGGCGACAGGTGACACAGTTGGCTCTACTTGTTTGCCCTTTTCATACGCTTCCATTAGCTAATACTCATTAGATTTGTTCGTTTGGTGTCTGCTTCGCCCAATAGCCCAGCGAATCTGGTATTGGTTCGGTTCATCCGCATAAGCATTAACCTACGCTTGTGCAGTGCTTTTAATATGACAGGGTCAGTCTCGGTCTTAATCTGATTGTCGATGTCTTTCATTTCTGCAATAGGATCTGGTGAAGACTGTGAACGCTGCTTTAACGAACCTAAATCTGAAGTCTTAGCCTCACCCTCACCTGTCTTGGTGTAAGTAGCCACGCCATTAACAAACGTCTTAGTAATATTGTCACCAAGTTGGACACCTAAAATGTTAGGCTTGTAGTCCTGCACTGTGCTGGTTACTGATTTTCCTGTACCAATGTCATACGAGCTTTTAGTCGTAGTCATTTCATCAAAGAAACCAGACTTTTCAGAAGTCACTGTCGGGTCAATACCAGAACGCCTTAACGACTGAAGTGTGTACTTAGCTCTATCTTGATCTGCCTCACTAATAACACGATCACCTGAGTACATCTTTTTACTGCCTATCGCCTTTTGTTCTGCGGCAAGCTCTGCTTGAGTTGCGCCTCCTGCTAATCTAGCTTTGTAATACGCCTGGTTGTAACTGACCTCATCATTGCGATACTTGTCACCACGGATTAATGAATCTTTGCCCACCAAAGCTTCCTGGTCGTAGGAATCTTTATTAAAGTTAGGTCTAACCAGTGGGTTGGCTTGTAAATTTTGAAGTATCTCTAATTGACCAGCCTGTGCTTCCGCGACAGTGCCAGCCAATGGAATGACACCTTGCTCTAATGGGCCAAACTGAGGTCTTGCTTGTTTAGTTATCCCCATTTCATTTAGTAATTTAGGGTCTTGAGGGTTTACTGGCTTTGGTGCTGCTGGGTTTACAGATAGCAACGATGATCCAGAAGATCCAGCAAATCCAGACTCATTTACCCCATAGCCATCATTTTCTATGCCCATTACTGTCTTGATTTTATTTGTAGCCAAACCATCCCTAAGAGTGCCGCTTGGCCTTTCTTCTTTAGGCTGAGTAATCTTAGCTGTCGCTACTGGCGTAGTCTTTGCTGTAGACTTAATAGGAGTGGCAGGCCGAACAGGTTTACTCACTTCACTGGGCAAGTTAGCTCGTTGGTTGTTATTACCATTGCCGCCATAGTTTATTTTTGGAGCTTTAGGTGTAGTTTTGGCTTTCCTAGCTTTTTGCTTATTATTCCTAGCCCTGACAGGCGTAGCTTTAGGCGTAGCTTTCTTCTTATCATTGCCACCACCACCGCCACCGCCACCGCTACTTGAACCACCGCTTGAACCGCCCATTACAACTCCTTATAAAACGTGGTACTGGATTGAAACCCAGCAGCATCTAAATATTTAAACCAGCCCTTTCGTGGGCTTCTAAACTCAATCTGATCAAATGATGCCTCTTCAGCAATCATGTTAAGTGTGTCTGTCATTTCGTGAATCAAACTAGGGCCAGTTAAAAACAAAAGATCAACGTGTAACACAGAGTTACCTGTGTACCTGTCGTGATGCTCCGTTAAAACCAACAACCCTCTTAATTCATCAGCTTCATAAACATTGAATGCTGTAGCCTCTCCCGAATCGATCACCTCGTAGAACTGCAAAGGCGTATATGACTCGCCTATCTTCTTAGCCGTTGACTCAATAGCATTGGCAAAGAAATTCCAGTTCTCCAAAAGCATCTCAGGAGTCTGCTGTATTATTTCCATTATGTTTACCTTGAACGCTTTTTATGCGGTTATTAGATTAGATAGAGCCAATGACACCAGGGGAGGTTAGCCTGTTTCGTTCACCCCACGGGATTGAGTAACGCCTCATCATGTACGCATAGCGCAGAGCATCAAGAAGGTCATCCATTGTCTTGCTGATCTTGCCCTTATCATTGCGGTGGTATTGGTTGAACTCGTTAAAGAAGTCACGCAGATTGCGATCAACCTTGAACCGACCCTTAATCATTAGGTCACGGATCTCGTACAATCCAGCCTCAACCCCATTCGTGCCATCAGGCCATGATGCGTGTTTGTGCAACATATCGAACCCAGCATCAATGTAATAATCCTTCTGCTGATTTGCTGTGCCGTTCTTCTCGGTCTGTAATCCATCCAAAGGCCATGACGTTGGGACACCTAATGCCCAAGGCTTTACTGTCGCCCAAGCCACCTCTGGAGCAATGTGACTCGCTTTCCACGCCTGAGTAACGTAGAACGTGCCACTCTCTCGGTCTTCAATAAGCTGAACGTGTGCTTGTGGATGCTCCCAACCAAAGTCCATCGCGTTAATCACAAAGAAATGATCAGGTATTTTAAATGGATCACACTTGATTGAGTCTTCGTCAAGATCGTAAATACGCCCATGCCCTAGCATCGGTATACCCTTGGATCTCATGTCTCGTTGGTAGGCAGGATATTGGTCTAGCATTAATCGTTTAGCATCCTCAGATAAATGTGGTGCGTCATCCCATCCAGCTTGTATAAATGCTTGCCCTTCACCTGGGTTATCCATAAAGCTAATTACAGTTTCAGTGCGCCCGTTCTCTGGCGTAAATGTAAGTATGCCCTTACCACCCTTGCCTTGGTCGCCTGTGAGTGTACGAGTTACCACCTGTGGATAGATGGCTTGATCCTTTGGCTCTTCGTCTATGTGATACCAATCGACTGAGTCACCCATCAGTGCGTGTTGGCCCTGTGTGTAGCTCCAGAACTGGCAGATCGATACGCCACCAGATGTGTGCTTTACTCTGACCTCACGCATAGCACCGCTTGTGCCTGTCATAGAAACGTAATCAACAATCAGGTCAGCAGGGATTAGCCCACCCAAGAATGTTCGATCTTCTAATCTGCCAAACAATGCGGTCTGCAATAAGTCCCTGGTCTTCTCACCTGAGTAACCAAGCAACCAGCAGGTAGGTGGGTGATCGAACTTATGACCATCCCAATCGTCAGGGTAATCACCCATGAGGTGTACAGCATCGATGTAAGTGCCTAAATAGGTCTTGCCTATTCGGTTAGCCGCACACAGAAGCACAGCCGTCTTAGTCTTCGTAAAGCGTATTGTGTCGGCTTGGAATTTATAAAGGTCAGGAAACATATCCCTGTAGCGATAAACGTGCTGTCGCCTTATACGCTCTCTCGCAATTAAGACTAATTCAGTTTTACTGTACCTTTGCTGGATCAATCGAATAGCCTCTTAGCTCATCATCTAGCTCTTCTTGCGACATATCTTGTAGCTTCTGCTCAAACGAGACATGAGTATTCATCTCAACCGACTTTCGCTTAGGTGCTACATACTGGGCCAATTCTCGGTACATCGTCCCAGCCAATATGAACTCACCCTCATCCATAGCCTTTCTAGCTATCGTTGCCATGCCCTCAATGGGATCGCAGTTTAAGTCTGACAACTTATCCATGATAGTTTGGCTACTTTTGTTAGGAGTGCCTTTAACACGACCCCCATACTTCTTACCTACTGGCATAACTACTCCTAGCTACTTTGGTTAATGCTCGGTCATCTCTTCATCGTCTATAAAGTTAGAGAACGACTCTACCCACGCCATTGCTTCTGCAATCAACAAATCGTCTTCTTCGTTCCTAGACCTACCCCCATCAATGTTGATGACGGCTTTAGCCAATAGGGTTAGATACAACGCCCCCTGATTTACTACGTCTTGCCCGTACACGTTTTCAATAGTCATAGTTTCCACTTCTTCCTCAACCAAATGCTTGTTATGTCAGTCCCCGTAGGCTCTCTGTCAGTCCCCTCACGATGCGTCCAGTTACCCATCCTTACTGGTGTGGTCATGGCTTGTTCTGCTGTCCAGCCGTAACGTAGACGATCCATTAGCGTCTTTCTCGGTATGCCACTCATATCTGATAGCTCTTTGGTGGTGTAATCCACGCCTTGATAAGTCACTCTGTGTGATCGATCAATTGCGTCCTTGCCGTTGTTAAACGTAATGCCTAGCTCCCATGCCTGAGTCTTTAGTGATGAATACTTAACATCCAAAGCCGTGGCAGTTTCGCGGAGTGTGTAACCCCTCAATGAAAACAGGGTCATAATCTCTTCTTGCGAGCAGTTGTACCTGTCGCGTAGAAAGTTACGAGGTCGTCTTGTCGCCACTAGATCCAAATCCCCCTATACCGCGATCAGTCTCGTCTAGCTCATCCACTGGTTGCCAGGCAATGGTTTCTATCTTCTCCACCATAATCTGAGCAATGCGATCACCTGGCTCAATGTATCGGGTCACATCGGAGAAGTTCATTAGCGACACATACACCTGACCTCGGTAATCAGAATCAACGACACCTACCCCAGAAGACACACCTAACCCTTTCTTGTTAGCTAGGCCAGAGCGACTAAAAATCTTAGCGCAATAGCCTTTGGGGATGGATAGCCATAGACCCGTTGGTATTAGCTCTGACTCCCCTTGGATGATGTGTTGGCTTCGGCTTATCTCAGCGTGAAGATCCATAGCTGCTGACCCATCAGTTGCATAAGCTGGTAGTGGATACCTACCCGAATGCTTAACCTTAATTTTAACTGCGGTACTTTTTGCTGCTGCCATCTCAACTCCAACTCTCAATAGTTATCTTGCCTGTTACACCTTCGGCCCTTAGATCGTAGATGCGTTTAAACTCGCTTCGGTAATGCTTGGCTATGTCTTTTACTTCACGTTTGGCTGACCTACCCAGAGATGTGTCGTTAGATTTTTCTCTAAGCAAGTCGATAGCCCCCTCACCTAACATTTCTAATTTGTGATCAGAGTGGAGGTTAGGGTTAGCACCCAAGTATTGGTGGCATCCATAGCAAAGAGCCTCGGCATTTTCCACACAGAATCGAATACCCCACTTGCCTCTGCCGTGATAGTGACTACAGTGCAGGCCCATACGCCTACCTTCTTCGTAGTAGGTGTGGCATCGCTCACAAGTCCACTCTGCGGCTGATCGAATACAGTCGCTAAATGCCTTGTCTGCTGGTGTGCGTTTGATTGCTGCCATTACGCGGCTTCCTTGTACTTGTCATAGGTTTGTAATGATGGCTCTGACCAGGCTACGTTTCGCTCAGATCCAAATGCGTAAATCAATTCAATTAGTTGCGAGAAACCTTCTTTATCTAAAAGGCTACTTCGCTTAGACAGGCCAACGAACCCACCATCAAGCCCAGGTACAGCGCGTTGCTTATGTAGGCTAGACATAAACATGGTTTTCCAATCTTCTGAGTCGAGAGTTTCGTCATACCAATTCACCTGTTTTTGAACGTCAGCCAGCATAGGCCACATCTTTTTATTCTGACTCTGGCTTCTGGCTTTGCGCCTCAACACAACTTCCACTGGGCCAATGAATAGCCCTTTGTTAATCATCTGGACAATTTGCTGAATCATTCCTGATACGTTTTTATTGTCTACGTTAAAGATCACTTCGCTCATAGTGCGTTAGCCCATTCACTCATTGGCAACCTAGCTAATTTCATACTTAGCCTTAGATCCCATGCACAGGGTCGCTCACTGAGAGGCCCGAACTTATACTCTGGGTCACTCAAAGCAAACTTGTAATCAGTTAGTGGCAAATGATTTTTTTTGCAATAACGTATCGCTCTAATATCATTACGAGTAATGCCCATCGTTGCAGCAATAGACCAGGCTGGAATGGCAGCATTGTATTTTTTGATGACATCTACGCATTGATCGTGATTGAGAGTCATGCGACTTCCTCCAATAATTCACCTACCCATTGAGCAGCCATTGCATCAGCGATACCTTGATAAGTCGTTGACCTTAGTTTCCAGCGATCAGGGCTTGGTGGTAGGTAGTGAAGACGCTCCCTTTCGTTCTTAGGTAGCAACATCATTTCATCCTTAACCACGTTAGTTGGTGTTAGGTTAGGCAAGCCTTTAAGCCATAGACAAGTCGCTTTTTGCTCCATGTGACCGAACATCCAAGGCTGTATAATCTGGCTATACTTTTCACCACCAATTCTATCTCTGGCATACTTGTGCATGATCGGATTTTCAATGGCTATGCGTGGCACTGGGGCTTCCAGTAGTCGTTTAAAAAACGCTGCACCATCGTCTAGCTGCGACCATCGATTAGGGTTTGTGTGCAAGTGACATACCCCTGAGTTGGTCAAGTAGGTGCAAGGTGGGTGGGCAACCATTAAATCAAAACTAACTAGGTCCAGGTCAAACACATCACCCTCGTAATGAGGCCCGAAATCAGAATCACTAGGCAATAGATCACAAGAGATTGCATCATGCCCTGCCCTAATAAACGCATCACGGACTCGACCAGAGTATTCGCAAGCCACTAAGACTTTCATAACTCTACCCACACCATTGATTTTCTACCCGTGACTTTACATTGGCGTGTATAGGGGTTGCTGACAAAGCCTTTGAACCTTAACTCTGG